GAAAAAGTAGTAATCCAGACCAACCCACAAATACAAAGCGATCTCGTTTAAGCCAGTCATCCAAGACATCGAACCATCCTCGTTGTTGAATTGGTTGTGAAAGTGTTGAAGAAGTCATAACCTCCCATGTATTTCTCATATTTAGTTTACATTAGTTTACAAAAGAAGTCAATGAGTATTAGTTCTTATAGCACCAATGATGCTTTCCATAATGCTCAACTGCTTTTCTAGTGTTTTGTCTTGGAGTAACATATTCCAGATTATCCAATCTATTATTCGTAAAGTCGTGGTCTTTATGGTTTATATAGATACACTCTCTTACTATTTGTTTTATACTTTCAGGAGTTCTTTCCCATTCTTCAATTGGAACTGGCGGATTTTCATCAATGGGACAAAAAGTTTCCATTACCAATTGATGAACTCTTCTATCTCTTGTAATGCTATTTTTACTGGATGCAGTTAATCTATATTCATAATCAAAAAAACCTTTCGGAAAAGTCAAAGATATACTCATTCCCCTATTTTGTTTTCTTGCTTTTTTAATCTTTCTAAAATTGGGGTCAAAAATCCAACCAATATTTCCTCCACATTGTTTTTTATGAGTAACTATATTCCCATAATTTGATACAGAATATCCTTCATAAACTTTTCCATCAACTACAATGTTTTTCCATTCTTCTTTCATAATCAATTAGTTTTTAATTTCAGATTTGCGTAATCTATAACTTCTTGTATCGGTAGTTCTTTTACAAAATGCTCTGAACCACCTATTATACCATCAATTTTATTTTGATGATGTTTGTATGTATCTAGGATATATCTTTCACAATCAAATACCTCCTTATGAGATGCTTTCCATTCACCAAGTTCTTTTACAGTTTCTGTGAACCTATATTTTATTCCGTGAAAAGACCTACCTATCTTATAAGTTCCATAGATTGTTTCTATAAAATAAAGGTAATCTTCTCTGTCTGCCCATTCTTCCTTAAAACCAAAAAATCCATAACTCTTTGATACACCAACAGTTCCAGCATTCCAAGTTGGTTTTCCAAATGCAGGATTATTTTTTCCAACTTTTGATTTCCTCTTACAACAGAATGCTTCTCCACCTTTTTCATAAGTAACAATAAAGTTTCTTATACTCATATTTCGTTGACCTGTGCAGGGACAACTTACAATCACATCAGCAGAACGACGAACAAGTTTTTCGGGAAGATGAATTAGTTCCAATCCTCTTCTATCACATTCAGATATTACTAGTTGGTGCAAATCCATAAAGGTTGCTCATAACTTTCCATAACTATTTATACATTATACCATAAAAAAAGAGACCCGTAAAGGGTCTCTCGTTTTATCAACCGATTGCGGGAGCAGTTAGAGCAACAGGAGTTGCTTCTGCGGCAGCAAGGTCAAGTGGGAAGTTGTGCAATTGTGTTATCGTAGTGGTTCTTTATCCTCTACTTCTTACTGTCGCCAGTAAGTTCAGACTATCTCTTCATCCTTATGTTTATTAAGGAGTCGGGCATTCGTGGGTAGATTATTGTTGGGACTCACTACCTAGTCGTTAGACCTTTCAGAAAACTTAAACCCTTTCTGACTTGGTACGGGATTGTCTCATAGAGAGTTTCCCCGTTTAACCCGATTTTACTAATGCCTATTACTAGGCAAGAACACCAACAAATCTAGCGTTCCTTTCGTGCATTACCTCCATGCCCAGACCAGCACGGTTAAGTACATCAGCCCAGGTATTAACAACACGGCTCTGACTATCCAGAATACTCTGGTTAAAATTCAGACCGTTGAGATTAAAAGCCATCGTAGAAACACCAAGAGCGGTGAACCAGATGCCTACAACAGGCCAGGCAGCAAGGAAGAAGTGCAGCGAACGTGAGTTATTAAAGGAAGCATATTGGAAAATAAGGCGTCCGAAATAACCGTGAGCAGCAACGATGTTGTATGTCTCTTCTTCTTGTCCGAACTTATAACCGTAGTTCTGTGACTCATTCTCGGTGGTTTCACGAACCAGTGAAGAAGTAACCAGAGAACCGTGCATCGCAGAGAACAGTGAACCACCGAAGACACCAGCAACTCCAAGCATGTGGAAGGGGTGCATCAGAATGTTATGTTCTGCCTGGAACACAAGCATGTAGTTGAAAGTACCAGAGATACCCAGGGGCATCGCATCAGAGAAAGAACCTTGACCAAAAGGATACACCAGGAACACTGCAGAAGCAGCAGCAACAGGTGCGCTGTAAGCAACACAGATCCAAGGACGCATTCCAAGACGATAGGAAAGTTCCCACTCACGACCCATATAAGCATAGATACCGATCAGAAAGTGGAAGACGACCAGTTGGAAAGGTCCTCCATTATATAGCCACTCATCCAGAGAAGCAGCTTCCCAAATTGGGTAAAAGTGCAGTCCAATAGCATTGGACGAAGGGATAACAGCACCAGAGATGATGTTGTTTCCATACATAAGTGAACCAGCAACGGGTTCACGGATACCATCAATGTCCACAGGAGGAGCACCGATGAAGGCGATGATGAAACAAGTTGTAGCAGCAAGTAGGCAAGGAATCATAAGGACTCCGAACCAACCGACATACAGACGATTATCGGTTGAAGTAACCCAGTTGCAGAATTGTTCCCAAGTATTTGATTGTCGTTGACGTGAAATTGTAGCAGTCATTTGTTTAAAAGAGTAGTAAGACCATCAGGGAAATGGTGGAGTTACTATGCTCCCGCCACCCTCAGGCGGGATATGAGAGACGTACTTTATACTCCCCATAGGTCTCGGTTAATGGGAGTTGCAATGTAACGAATTATGAGGAATCCGTAACATTTGTTTACCTATTTATCATACTACGGTCTGTTACGCCTGTCAAGCCCTTTCTGCTAAATACTTCCAGTGTTCATTCACAATAAAAGAAAATGAAAAGACTTCTATTAGCCTTTTCGTTATTCTTCGCTATCCCAGTTAATGCTGCTGAAATCACATCAAAAATCACTGACTCCGTACAATTGAAAGTTGATGGTGCTGCAGTTCAATCAACCCGAATCGGTGCTTCATATTCCGCATCAGGAACCAATATCCAATCCACATCCTTTGGTGGTGTAGGTGGTGCTGGAACCTACGATATCAATACTCCAGGTCAAGCATTTACTTTCTCAGAAAGTATCAATGCTGCTGACACTCCCGTTACTACTCAAACAGTTACAAATGGTGTGATTGGAACACCAAATCTCTATGGAGATAGTGTAACTCAAGTTGGTGGTGAGAAAGGAACTCTTGCAGGTACTCTTTCCCCAACTGGTGTTCCTACTGTTACTGCTGGTGGTGCAGGAACAAGTGCTACTGCTCAAAGATCCATTGAGTTAAGTGTATTCAAATGAGACATTTAACTCCCGCTTTGCTTTTAGCAACGGGAGTCATTTGTACTCCCGTTTATGCTGAGAGTGTTGTGCCTAATTTTACTAGAGGTACAATCAATGCAACCACAGAATCTACAACAAGAATTGTAGAAGCAATTCGTCAAGTTGAATATACTACTGGCGAATCTTATACTGTAACTGGTACGAACATCAACATTCCTGGAAATCCTCAAAGGGGTGCTGGTTATTCGATTATGACGCAAGGTGCTCCATTCCAGTTCAGCGAAACCTATCTCGGACCTGGAGTGGCCAAAGAAACATGGATAGACAGAACTACAGAAACAGAATCAACCACTACATCAATCTCTGTCTTTACGCAGTAATTTCGACAGGGACTGCATTTGCTCAAAGTGCTCCTGCACCTAGCAATACGAACATTGCTGGACCAAGTGCAAGTGCTACAGGAAATGTAACGAACCAAGCAGTTCAAGTTCTTCAAGGACCATATGCCCTCAACACTTATGGTGGTGGAGTAAGTTGCCAAGGTGCAACATTTTCATTCTCCCCATTTGCTATGAGTGGCAACAATTCAAGTGAGGACCCAGAATCTTTTGCATCCAGCAGTGGAAACTGGGGACTTTCTGCAGGATTTAATATCCCATTAGATAGAAATCTAATGAACTTATGTAGAAGAAGAGCAGAGACTGAAATTGCTAGACAGCAAGCAGAGACCGATAAAGCAAGATTAGATTTTGAGCTTGTTAGATTAATTAAATGTGGTGAAGCATATAAGAATGGAGTGATGTTCCATCCAGATAGTCCTTACTACAAAGTTTGTGCCGATGTTGTTGTGAAATACCCAAGAGTTGAGGATGTGGTCAATGGAACCAATACAACTAATTGATAATCCAAATCTAAGACCTATAATCGGAAATAATCCGATTAATGTCCCAAATGCAAACATCAATCGAATATCTGGTCCATCTGTAATTTCAACTATAGATAGACCAAATGTTCGTGGTGTTGAGCAACCTGTTGTTCGTGGATTGGAAGTTCCTGTTGTTGATGTTCCAAATACTGCAATCAAGTATCCAGTTATTAATGTTCCAACTCAAGCAGAGTTTGATGCTGCAGTAAATGCAGAGCGTCAAAAACAAGCAGCAGAAGAGCAACAAAAAACCAGAGGTCTTCCAGATACTACCCCCCCTCCTCAACTGCCTCAAGTCGTTCAAACCCCCCCTACTCAAACTCCTGTTCCTACTCCAATATCAGAAGTTCCAGCAGATAAACCACAACCTACTTTTACTGCTTATGGAGTCGATATTAATTTACCTGATCCTTCTCTTGTTGCTACGGCTGGTGCTGTCGCAGTAGTCACAACTGCTGCGACAATGGCATCATCAGCGGTTCTCAATATATTAAAGAACGCTGCAGAACCATTTATAAAAGAAGCAACAAAGAATAAGTTCAAAATTAAAATCAAACAGGTCAAACCTGTTCTACATTATGTAATGGCAGAAGCAGGTCACATTGATATCTTCGAATACTCTGCGGAGGGAACAAGACTAGTTGCACAAACAGATAATGTGGAACAGTATATTCGTGATGAAATTGAAAAGAATACTTTATATGAAATAGAAAATAAAGTTATTATCGACGAACCAGTAAAAGATAAATTCACAAAAGAGGGGCAAGAAAGATTTAAATCTCTCTATGCCGCTCCTAAGAAAATTGCTAAAAAATTATCTGCTCGCTTGTCTTTTTGATTCCAGTAAAGCAAAATCTTTTTTCTTTGTGCCACCAGAATATTCCCAAGCAAATCCCTCATCAATCATCATTTGATTGACTGATTTCTTTTTATTGACTGCGGATACTTCCTTATCACCAATAAACAAATGTCCCAGAATTCTTCCGTACTTTTCGGTAGAATCTGGGAGTTCTGTTTTAACAATAATATCTTCCTGACCTTCTAACTTTTTCTTGAGCCATTCTTTAACTTCAAGACCAAGTGTTTTCTCTTTGAGATCAGTTGTTCTGCTCTCTGGGGTATCGACACCAGCAAGACGAATTCGCTTAGTAAGGGAGATATCAAAACCAAGATCAATAGCAGCGTCAATAGTATCACCATCTACGACTTTAAGAACTGACTTGATTCTATAAATGTACGGATCTTTGTCTGCCATTAGAAAGGAAACTTAATACTCCCTGTATTTAGTTTAGGAATAGGTAGTTTCTCAAATGCTTTATTGACTTGATTTTCAACAACCTTACCAACAAACTGTTCTGGATTGTTGAGGATTGCTTCTGCTTTCTTATAAGTCACATAAGCACCATAACAAAGTGCTCCACTAATGAGAAGACTTGTCGTTGATAGAATGATTGCTAAATTTTTCATCTTTCATTTCCTCGTGTGCTAATCGTAATATGTAGTAAATCACATATAAAGTAAAAATAAGACCACAACCTAATATTGTAATCACTCCCCAAGGCAATTCCATCAATATTTACCTTCAGTGCAATACTCCACTTTCTTGTTTGGGTAATAAGGATATTTACCTTCTTGTGGTTTCATCCATCCACACCCAATCAACCAATCCATAGTCATTGGTGTTGGACGAATTTGATCCCACAGAGGACCTTTGGAACACATCTCTAACTTTTCAGCAGTTACATTTGATTGTTCTTCTGCCCAGTTAGCATCTGCTTCCCAAGGGACTGCACGACTTTGCATCATAGACTCATAAGTTAGTCTTGTAGTCTTCATAATCCAAGCAGGAATTTCACTATCCTGATGCACTTGTGCCATAAATGAAGTTTGCAATCCACCACCCATACAATCTTGAACTACGTGCCATCCCTCATGTCTCATTGTTCCAAGAAACTCTCTTGGATCTTTGAGAAGAGTTTCATTCACAAAGAAACGATTGTAGTTTGGTTTATATAATCCTACTGTTCTTGGAGTAAAGTATCTTTCTGGTGCAACATACACAGGAACATTTACACCATCAAGAGCAGTAATAATTTTTTTTAGTTCTTCTCTAAATGGATCAAAGTCTGGATCTTTTAATAACTCAGAATCTACTGTGAGTTTTTCTACACCCTCAGTACATTCTAGAAGTATCATACAACCCATTGCAGCAGCACTGTATGGTTTTACTGTTGGTTGTGTTGGTGCTAAAGAACTAGCAATAGCCGGAAATGTTAAGGTTAACGATAAACCAATTGTTGTTAGGATTTTCTTCATTCATCCCACCATCCTTCTTGTTTATGTATCCAGACTTTCAAATCTTTTACATACTTTCTCAAAATCTGGGCTTGTTCTTCATGCCAAAAATCACCCGTCTCCATAAAAAGACGGGTGTGATTATCTATAGCTTTGAGTATTTGGTGGATGGGAGCATTCCAACACTCTCGTTTAGGAGTGTTCCATTCTCTTGGCATTGGTATGTAAATGTGTAAATTTGTTTATTATCTAAAAAATCAGTTTGGCATAAATCAGGACCAACTATCATATGTCCCACAACAGTCAAAGTCACAAATTCAATCATTTTTTCTTGCCACCATTTTTTGCCTTTTTAGCATTGGCATTCCCAGAGTTCTGCTTTTTATTATTAGCAGAACCTGCGCTACCTTTTTTACCTTTGTTTGCTGACTTTGACATTATGCTCCTGTGCGAGGTGTGACTTGACCCTCTTCAAGTGCCTCAACTCTCTCTTCAAGGGTTGGTTCTGGTGCAGCAACTTCGGGTGCTGGTGGTTCTGGTGGTGCTTCTGCAACCACTTCTCTACGTGGTTCTTCTTTTTTTTCATCTTCATCATCACCCTTATTCTTCAATGTATTAATACCAAAGGTAGCAGCAGATGCGGTGAAAACAGTAGCAATAAAAGTGGGGTCCATCTTAGCGAGGGCCCCAGCATAACTAGCAGTAAGAAGAGCGGCAGACCAACCCAAAATCGCAATACGAATAACAGTACTCATACATTTTTCCTTTTTGTTTGGTGTTTCCATTTGTTCCTAGTGTGAGGTTAACCTTTTTTCCAAGCTTCACCTTCTGCTTTTCTTCTACGTGCTAGTCCTGCTTCTACGTTAGAACCAGGGTTGCGGTAGAGATAAAGCGCATCGGGAACTAAATCCCATTCTTTATTCTTCAGGCGTTTAGTAATAGTATTAAAGTTATCGCCACCGTAAAAACCGGCACCAAGATTATAAGCAAAGCTGAGCAGAGCGCCTCTTTTTCCATCTGACATTTCATTCCAATGTGGGATTTTACGAAGTGCAGGAAGGAACTCATTTTTACACTGCTCAATGAGAAGTGCATCTGCTTCCTGTTGAGTTAGAGTATCTCCAAGTTTAAAGTGTGAACCATCCTTCTTGCGAGTTGATCCCCAACCAATTGTGATTGGGAGTCCACCTGTGAGAGGATCGGGGTATGCTTTGAGATGACATCCCTCAAACTCTTTGATGAGTTTTAATCCCATCATTGGCACATCATCACCACCTGTTACAGGAGCTGCAGCAGCGGGAGCGGATGCCGGTGCAGCACTATTCTTTTTTCCCCTATAGATCTCCGCCCAATCAATATTATCTTCTAGATATTTGACTGGGAGGTTATCTTCTAACCACTGAACTGCTTTAACGTGGTTTGGATTCTTCTCATCATAGAATTTGAAGAAGTTATGTAGATCTATTCTTGCCATTGTTGTCTCCGAAATAACGTTGATAAAGTTCGTTTGCTTCTATATGCTTACCATGATTTGTAAGTTCTCTAATCACTTTAAGCATTTTTGCTTTAAATCTAGTCGAAGATTCTTCCCCACCCATCGTTTCCTCCTGGACACCAGCGGTGCTTAAGAACTGCTTTGGTATAGATCGTTTTCTTACCGTTAGTCACAGGACCAGTATAGTTATCGTTCAGAGAACCATATGGATCGTTGACATAGTATCCTTTACCATCTGGAGTCTTACCAATCACAACACACATGTGTCCACCAGTGGGCGAAGTTAAAGAACCTCTGTGGAGAATGCCAATAACAACTGGTTTACCTCTATCAAGGCTTTTATCAATATCACTAAAACTAAGATTATAACTAAAGTGAGATTTAATACCATAACCAGACAGAACTTTTGTCTGTACCGCATGGTCGGTTGTATCACCGATGGCAAATACTTTCTTAACATATTCATCATCACCTTTAATGCTACCTGGCTTGAGGAAAGCAAGACACATAGCACATGATGAACTGTTACAAGTTCTTTGTGCGTCTCTATAGTTGTCTACTTGATTGAAATATGGAACATCAAGTACTGCAGGAGTTGGTGGTTTGGTTCTGAACATACCAATCCAATCTGTTTCTGCATCATCTAAAAATTGAGCGGGAAGATTATCTTCTAACCACTGAACCGCAGATACATGGTTCGTATTACTATCATCATAAAATTTAAAAAAGTTATGAAGATCTAGGGTCATGGATTATCTCTATAAACACTAACGTATTTATAAAAAAAGCGCCCTTTTGGGCGCTTTGATTATTTTCAAGCAGTAACAGTTTCTCGCACTGTAGATTTTACATAATCGAGAACCATTTCTGGAGTAGTCGCTTCATAAGGGTCGGTGTCTGCGTTGTCCCGTTGCCCCACCTCAACGAATAGTTTTTCGATGATTCCGTTATCCACGACCGCAGCATAACGCCAAGAGCGATCACCGAAACCAAGGTTAGACTTGCTGACGAGCATACCCATAGAACGTGTGAAATATGCATTTCCGTCTGGAATGAGTTTTACATTCTTGATGTTCTGATCCTGGGCCCAGGCATTCATCACAAACCCATCATTAACAGAGATGCAGTAAATAGCGTCGATGCCACTACCAATAAAGTCATCGTATTTCTCTTCGAATCCAGGAAGCTGATAGGCACTGCAAGTAGGAGTGAAAGCACCAGGCAGACTAAACAAGACCACACGCTTTCCATTGAATAGTTCTGAAGTGGTACGAGTTACAAATTCCCCATTCTCACGAAATACAAATTGTACTTGTGGGACTTCGTATTGTTCTTTACGCATTTTAACCTCCATCACCAAATACCAGGAATAATTTGACCAGTAAGGGCATAAGAACCCATTGCGGCAACAATACCAATCATTGCTGCCCAACCATTAATACGTTCTGCGCGTTCGTTCATTGTTTTTCTCCTTTATTTTACTTTAGAATAGATAGATGTTTCACCATAGTCACGGTGAATTTTGTAACCAACAACTGCACCCTTAGTATTCATCAGGGCAGGCATAAAAACAATTGTAAAGAATACTGCTGGTGCTCCAATAAAGAGAGCAGCAACAATTACATAATAAGTCAGCAGTTCAATCAAGTCAGGCATTGTAAGGATGTTGTTGTTTAAGTTCAGGATTTGGTTGTGAAGGAACAACTGGGTTCCTTGACTTGTTTTTGATTACGATGAAAGCATCGTTTTGGTAGGATACTGTTCCGAATGGTTTTGCCCATTTGGGATTTGCATCTGGGTGGGTTGCAGTTCCTGTTACTGCCACACCACCAATCTCTACAGAGAGTTCATCATTAGCATCCCACCCAAGTTCTTGAAGGGCAAGAGAAAATTGCCCAAGCATTCCAGGAGTGCTCACAGGTTTTCTTCCTGCTCAGTAAGAATTACACAATCACTGGTTGGATATGCTACACAAGTAAGAACCCAACCATCAGCAATCTGGTCATCATCAAGAAACGATTGTTCTTCATTGTCTACAGTTCCCGAAATAAGTTTACCTGCACAGGCACTACAAGCACCTGCTTTACAAGATGAGGGAAGATCTACCCCTGCTTCTTCTGCTGCTTCAAGAATGTATTGGTCATCTTGACATTCAATTGTAGTTTCAGTGCCATCAGGGGATTGGAGAGTGACATTAAAAACGGTCATTAGTAAGTCTCACAAAGTTTTTCTACGGATGCTGCCAACAGAACGAAGAAGGCAACTGAAGTCATTGTAAAGATAATTGAAGTCATTGTCAACCCTCAGAGGATCCCGAAGAAAAGTTTTCCTGTCAATGCATATGAAATAATTGCCGACAAAAATCCAATCATCGCAGTGCGTCCATTTAAACGCTCAGCTTTCTCAGCATAAGGTTCGATACCATAACGCTCAAGGTCTTCCTTGGTCATATACATTGCAGGTTCTTTAGCAAACATATTCATTTGCCCGAACTCATTTTTGGTTACAGTCATTTTTCGTTTTATTACGAATTATTACACAATTATATAGGAAATCTTAAGAGGTGTCAAGTCACTGTGTCAGGAAGTCAAAAAAAGACCACCCTAAGGTGGTCTGATTTAATTTATGAGTGAATTATCAGAACTTGAAGGTAGTCTGGACTACACCACCCCAGTTAGAGGAGTTATCAGCAAGGCGCTGATTATCGCTAGCATAGAAGATAGCAGGGGTGACGCTGATGTTATCAGACACTTGATACTTATAGAAAATCTCAAGCATCGTGGACTTCTCAAGGTTTTCGCCAGTAGGTGCCTGACCGACAGCAACGCCAGCGGTGTTACCCTTAGCAAATACATCTGCCCACTGGAGACCAGCGAACCAGGACTGACTATCAGTAGCATCGCTAGCAGTTCCACTCACGGTGTTCCAACCATAACCAGCAGAGATAGCAGGGATAATACCAGACTTCTCAGGCTCCCAATATGCGTTCAGAGCATAACCGTTGGAGGTTTGACCAGGGACCAGAGTACCCGAAGCACCATCAATACCGTTGTAGGTGCGAACACGAGTGCCTTCAGTACCATAACGATAACCGAATGCAACACCGTAGTTCTTACCACGATAACCGATTTGTGTAAGAGTATTCAGAGCACCAGTCTCATCAAATACACCAGTCTCACTATCGCTACCATTTTGAGCAACGTAGTTTACACCAGCAACAAGACCTTTCTTACCATACTGAACACCGAAACCAGCACCAGTTGCCTTGTTATAGACACCAGGAGTACCAGCAACAGCAAAGAAATCAAGAATACCAGACTTATAAGCAGAAGGAACCCAGGCAATCTCAGTGTTACGAACTGCAGCACCAGCAGTCAGAGTTGCTTTGTTATTGAAAGCAGGGAACTGATAGAACAGACGGTCGATAACTACATTGTTACCAACTTCACTGGTGGTGTTATCTGCCTTATCCAGTTTGAACAGGGAAGAGCTGGAACCAAAAGGATTGCTACTAAAGTTAGAAGAACGCAGACGAGTGCGAAGTAGATCTTGACCAGTAAACGAAGTATCTAGGTTCAGGCGCAGATCATAATTAAATGCTGCGTGGGTTACAGTACCGTCTTTGGCTTGATAACCATCGACATTACCGAGTACAAAGTTTGTTTCACCACGCAGTTTAGTAGTGGTGGAGAATTGAGTTGCTCCAAGAGAACCAACAACGCTCTCCAGTCCATCTACACGACCTTGAAGAGTAGTGAGCTCATTGCGGAATTCATCAGCAAGACGCTTGAGTTCATCAGTATTTTCAGTTACACGGTCAAGACAAGCATTCAGAAGTGCTGCTGCCTCATAACGGGTCATTGCACGACTACCACCAAAGGTGCCGTTTGCATAACCAGCAACGCAACCATAACGCTCTACAAGGTTGCTGAGTGCCTGATATGCCCAATCAGTGGGTTGCACATCAGAAAGTTGATTGACGCTTGTAACTTGCTCAGAGGAATATTGGTTGACTGCTGCCATGTTAAGGTCTGCCGCATTCGCAGCAACAGGAGCAACCATTCCCAGAGCAACAGGTGCAAGCATCAGTTGTTTGAGTTTCATAAAAATTGTTTATGTACTATAGGACGAATGTTAAGAATTACAACTGAATTCTTAAGTACTTATTTAGTGTACTGATTTTTTTTAGATTTGTCAAGTATTTTGTTGAGATGAAGAATTTTCAACTACTCGACCTAAGTAAGGATTATAATCCATAAGTTCATCGATTGTTATATCAGAACCTTTTTGGCTCCAATGATTATATTGGCCTTCATAATTCCCCCTATGGAAAGCATCAATATGATCTGGATGAATAGAAGATCCCAGTTCAATTCTATAAAGAAGAAGTGGTAGAGAATACGTATTACCCGAATTATAAATCAAATCATCGGCAACAGGGCGAGGTTTAACTCCATTATCAAGTTTATACTTGTTATCTCTTACATGGAACTTAAGTAGTTTTTCTGCATGATGACGAGTTATAAGATAACAAGCTGTAGAAAATTCATTTACAAATCTTTTATGTACTTTTATGTGAACGTCACCCGTACATATAATAGCTATTTGCATCACATCCCAATCATATGGAATTCTGCAGTAAAAATCATTCCAAGTAAAATTCCAAAACTTGACAAGATCTAAATTACAATCATCTTCCATAATGACTGCATATGGACTATTTGATGTTTCATACCAATGTTTAATGGCTTTTAGATGAGAAGTTACGCACCCAATTTCACCAGAAGACATCATCTCAGGGTATCTTCCTTTAATAATGCCACTCAAATCATCTTCTCTACCATCATAGGCAGAAATGCGAGTATAGTTTTCGATTTCCCAATATTTAAATTGGTCTTCCATATACTGACGCCTTTCTGGTTGACCATCGAGATTCAAGTAATAAATCGGACCAATTCCATTTAATTTATATGCTGATTTGTTTTTATCCATTATACCGTATAAACTGCGCCATGTTGATATGTAAAACCTTTCACAGGAATAATATGTTTCTGTTCCATAAGAAGATTTATACCAAGATATTTAATTGGAGCGTCACCCCATCTCTTAGTATAGAAACCACCAGTTTTATCCAATTCATTATAAAATCTCATATATTCACTTGTCAAGAACCACGATACTTTTCCAAGTTCAAAGTTGGTATAAAACATCATACCGTCTTCAATAAAGTTTTCGGGGATTAATTCATTTACCTTTTCCCATAAACCTTCAATCACTTTTGGATTATCTTTCTGGATGGCTGGGGCAATAAATCCATAATAACATTCATTATCTTCCGCCCACTTAAAGATATCGTAATTAAGTGGAGTATGAATAAAGGAATCAGTATCAAGTCTCAAGTAATAATCATACTCTTTTATAACATCATTGTTATAAAGTTCTCCTGAGAAAAATCTACACATATGACGATATCCTATTGAAAATCCAGGATCACCCCATGCTATTGGACCATTTCCATGAGTTGGGTGAGGAAAAAACTCAGGAATTTTATCTAATATTTCTTGAGGGTAATTGGGAATATTAAATTCAATAGTTTCATATCTAAGGTTCAAGTTTGTTTGAACCTTAGATTTATATTCATCAAACGATTTTTCACAAAATACCAAGACATCAGTATTGAAAGTATATGGTATGAGATTTTCTTCTATCAATTTTAATGACTTATTAAAATCATCTACATCTTGATCGGAAGATCTAACTAGATAAAGAATACAATTCATAAAATTTTCCCCTACAAATTTATAGTATTACTATATTTTTTCATTTATAAAACCCACACTATTTGATATCCCTCATAAACAAGAGTTGCTCCAATATCATCCATGAAGTCTTTTACATAATTTCCTTTACCAATTTTAAATTCAGTAAAGAAAGCATCATGATCGTCAACGGCAACTATAGAACCACTCTTGAGTTTATCTATAGAGGCGCATAATTCTTTCACATGATGAAGTTGCGATGGATGAGGATTGTCTTTTTCAATATCGTAAGAATCCAGATATAAGAAATCAATTTTTCTATCTTTAGGGAGATTCCACAAAAACTTCACGGAATCAGAGCAGAAAACTTTTGTTTTTTCGGAAACAAGGTTGCGACAATAAGAGACATTATTGATATTAATATCAACAGAATTAACTTCCCCATCATAATGATTAATGAACTGATCGAAAATGTATGTCGATGCGCCATCATCACCAAATGCAAGATGTCCGTGGTCTGATCTTGTTGTACCAGTTTCTACAAGATAAAAAGTCTTATCATCTTTTTGTTCTAACAATTCAAATATTTTTAGAAAACTATCTGCTCGGTTACGTACAGGATTATTGCCTGCGGGAGATAGCATTTTTTGGTAGAATTCGTTTTTAAAAATTTCAGAGAACTTCATATTATTATCCATTTGTCTGGGTATAAATCTTTTGTATTTTTGTCGGCATTATTTGGACCAAACCACTTAGAAGGAGCAATAACTTGTTCACTATTAGATAACCAAGCGCCCCACCAACTGAAGGTGCTATTTGCAATTATATGATATTTACAAAGAGACATCAAGCACATATCAATATAACTACTATTCTTTTCAGAAATCAAAAAACGTTCGCCAACAAATAGTTCTTGAGAACTACACCATTCTGGGTCATCCGAAAATACAATAACATCCAGATTACTATCAAAATGATCTAGGGCTTTCTTATAATAATCCATGCCAAGATTATAGTGATTCCCAGAATTTATAAGAAAATCACCTCTCCGAATATGAAGGGATATGGGAGTTTTCATATTTTCCATAATTTCTTTACATGGTTTGAGAATATTTTGTTTGAATGTAAAATCCTCTCTTATCTGCTCTCCTATTGCAGAAAACCACTTCTCGGACTGAAAAAATCCATACAAAGAAACCTCATTAGAACAATGATTATATAAATCGGCATCAAAATGAAATTGCTTTTCGATTACTAAAGGTGCGTGTCCTTGGTCTAATATAAAAATATTTTTTGCATTCAAACCACAAAGTTCAAAGCAATCAAACAATTCAATTCTTAATTTATTTCCCAAAGAATCCACAACTACTTCATTATGGTTTGGTATGCACCACTCATAATTTTTATTTGCTGCTATACCACGCAAAGCTGCATATTGAAACATTTGATTTCCAAGTTGCCCCAATTTACCCAAATGATTAAATGCTAACATTTTACATTCTTTCCCTCAAATAATTTTGACTTAAATAATAATTTTTCAAAGTATCTTTATCCTGTCTTCGAATCCACTGCCAAAGATCGTGATTATCATGATACTTTGGATTGTGATAATGGGAATTGTGAGTTCTTTCATGTTCAAAGTGATAGATATAATCTAAAACTCTCTGTATTCTATACCCAAATAAACTAAAACGAAAATAAAATTCAGAATCTTCTTCGCCCCAAGATAAAAAATTTTCATTCCATAATCCACCGGATATTACTGCTTTTTTAGAATAAAACTGAGTCCACCCAATGCTAGATGCTTGCAATTTGCGATTGTTAGTCAATTTAGAAATATCAAAAGATTTAGTAAAATCTTCATATAATTCTTGAGAATAATCAACCTGATATTGAAAAGCACCGCAACCATATGGATATACAATATCTGCTTCATCATTACTAATTAAGTCATATGCAGCTTGATGACTCTCTTTAGAATAAACAACATCAATATCATGACTACAAATTACATCAGTATCTGCATTAATAATTGAATCATTTAAAATTTTTGTTTTATGGAAAATTGGATCATCATTCTTTTCAAAAATATGAGTAAGATTATTGATAGAAACAAGTTCCCTAATCTTGGGCAATGCTTGTTGAGAAAAGACAGACTCAGAATCTACTTCATTTACCAAGACAGTTGCATCTGGAAAATTGTGAAGTAAATACGAGACTGATGTAATTATATTTTTAAGCCTATCATTAGACTCAATTCTGGTAGGTAAAATATATGTTAGATTCATTTTAATACTCTATTTTGGTTATGATTTTCTCCAAGAAGAATATCTTGATGCCTTTCAAAAACGATTCTAGTATTCTTATGATGTGCTTTCAATAACCAAGATGCGGGATTTCTTCCATCTGGGCGAGTGCTTCCCCATGTATTATCAGACTCATAATCAATCCAATAAGCACCTACAACTTTACCAAGTTGTTTAAACGCTCTATAACATAAGTCTGCATCATCTTGGTCTTGAGGAGCAAACACTTCATCAAAATAATTTAATTTTATTAAATCTGCATGGTCCAACATTAAAGGACCACGACAGACATTATTTCTTACAGCAAAAATATTTCTACTTAAACCTTCATCTCTGTTTGTATGAGATTCATATCCAAATATATCACTCCAACAATTATCAATTTGCAAATCATCTTCTTTATTCATTCTAATATGAATACTATTTTGGTTTATCCTATAATTAAATGCAGAACGAGAAGTGACACCAAAAACATCAATAAATTCTTCAAATGGTTTTTCAAGTCTCTTGTTCCATCCAGATTCTTTAACAATCATATCATCTTGAACGATGATTACTTTATCACCTTCACATTCTTTTAGTCCTGCATTATTAGCCTTGGTTTCAAAAACATCAGGAGTGCATACTGTTTTTGTTTTTATATTAGGATTTGAATCAACAAAATTTTGCCATATAGATTCAGACTCATCCGAGCATCCATCAAGAACTACAACCAGTTCATAATTTTCTACAGTATTTTCTTTTATACCATTAAGAACATTTGGTAACAACCACCCTTTATTATGAACTGTCAATACTATACTATGCATCCACTTTCTCCCCAATTGTAAACGCCATTAGAATACTCTACGCCATCTTTATGCTCTAAAACATTCCATTGAATGTAGTGTCTAACACCAGTATGACCCATAACACATGGAAGATTATATTTGAGTTGCAAATTTGTCACAATACTTTGGTCGTGTCTGTGGTCTACAAACCCATCGAAATTTTCCAATCCACACTGATTTGGAATATCAGTAACAACTCTTTCATCACGACAATACTCTAACCATTCATTTAGAAAATCAATATTTTTTTGCGTTTTTCTAAATGCTAAAAACCCATCCTCAAGTTGAATAGAATTCCAATACTTTTCTTCATCACAACCCATATAGTAAAAGCAGTCTCTTTTAGTAAACCACTTATTGACTCCAGTGTGATTTTGAGAGACAAAATATTGGTCATAGTCTTTCATATATTCGATTATACATTCTTTGATTCCTTTTAGAGGAATATCTCCACAATCCATGTAAGCGACAATATCACCATATTCAACATCATCTAAAGCCTTTAGAAGGATAAAAGGTTTCCAAAGAGCGTATCCAGATAATCTATCTTTATTCAATATAGATTTATTTTGAGTATAGAAGTCAGTAGTTTCCAACCACTCTCTAGTAAAGGTTCGAGTAAAATCAAAGATTTCGTTATCAGTGACGTGCTTAATCAAAAACTCCCTATGCTCTTGATAATTGGCATCAGAGTAATTAATATAGGTAATTTTTGATTGAGAATTCATTCTTTTAATATAGTAAGTCTGATTTTTATAATACTCAACTATATCATCTCTTGACATAGTTTTAATTTTTTCCCATTCTGCATTATTGTTTTGCATATAGGGATTGGTAAAGTAAGAGTTTGAAGTTCTCTTATGCTCCAAATGATATACTTTATCATTTATCCTGGAAACTTTATAACCTAGGGTATTAAACCGATAAAACCTTTCTACATCTTCTGGAGCATATGAAACAAAGTTTTCATTTTCCAATCCACCTTCAATATATACTTTTCTATTGAAAAATTGACAAAAACCATACTTAGCATCATAGTTCCTAGATTTTGATTCTAGGATACTAAATTTAAAATCGTCATTCAAGAAATCAGAAACTAATTCATCGTCAGCAAATACTTGCTTCTGATACATTCCATCACCATAAGGATAAACTACATCAGAACTTCCATCAAGAATCAAATTATAAGCACTCGCATAAGATTGAATTGGAAGAAGAATATCGCAATCATAGTTAACTACAATTTCTGTAGTTGATTCCATTATCATGTCATTTAAAATTCTTTGACGATGAAATTCTGGAGACTGTGATTGTTCGAAGATGTGTTTTAAATCAGAGATATCTTCACAAAACTCTTCAATTTGGGGAAGAACTTGATCTAAAAATACCGAAGAAGAATCAACTTCCTTTACTACAATGTTCGTTTTAAAATTTGACAACAAAAAACAGAGTGAGGTGATTGCGTTCCTCACTCTATCATCAGTTTCAAGTCTGATTGGAATTATGAATGTAGATTTGGATAAATCAATTTTCATCTATGCGAACCCATTTTTCAGGAATAATATCTGAAGTATCATTGAAAGATAACTTAGGACCAAACCAATTAGTCGGTGCTACAACTGTTTTATCTTTGGACTTTTGAAGCCAAGCGCCCCACCAACCAAGACTACTTGGAGATAGAATTGCGCCGTTACAGAGTGACATTAAACATAGGTCCGTGTATGGAACTAAAGAATTTCTATACTGTCCATCACCCTCCTGACATTTATGAGAATATTTTTCTACACCATCGTTCATCAAGAATCTATCATCAGAGAAAAATTCTTGTTGACGACACCACTCAATGTCATCAGAGCAAACAAGAACATTAACATTCGAATCAAAGTTCTCTAGTGCTCTATTATAATAATCAAAACTCAAAATAGGGTGATAGTCTTCTCTACCAACATTATCACCTCTTCGTACATGTAGAAAAATAACATCCCCTACAGATGAAATAAATTCTTGGCATGGATTTAAAATGTCATCAATAAATTCAAAATCTTCTCTAATTTCATCTTCAATATGAAGAAAATACTTTTCAGTTTGTAGGAATCCATCAACGTTTGTATTGTCTGCAATGTTATTGAAAAGGTCTTCATCAAATGCAAAAGTGCTTTCTGTTACATTTTTAGTATCAGGATTATTTTTACACAGACTCTCGAAACTATAACAATCATTGACTGTTACTCTTTCATTAATAAATCCAATATTATTTTCTCTCAAATTTTTGAGTTTAAATGGATGATGGATTCCATAATTAGCAAGAGTCTGCTGTTCGTCTGGAGGAATACACCAATCAAATCCACGGTTAGCAGCTATTCCCCTAAGAGATGCATACTGAAAAAGTTGATTTCCAAATCGACCATTTGTTCCTAGTCTATCGTATCCAATCATAAATTTACAATAAAAATTGGTTCTGTAATGTTATCGCTATTATCTACAAACTTAACTCTATCATCATATTTTTCATTTAAGTAATCATATACTTCATTAAAAATACGAGTATCATTGTGAATATAAACTCTATGTCCTCTATCTAGTAAATCAATACAAAGTCTATATTGTTGACTTTCTGTTAGAATATCTGTTCCTTTTTTATACGTAATATAATCAAAGTAAAATGGGTTTTTATTCTTGTTTATTTTGTCATAAAAATCACAGACAAATTTAGCATGTTGGTTATTAATCTCATCCGTGACTGTTCCCAAATTATACTCTAATCCAACATTTTTTGCAAACGTAGCAAATGCTCTGTTGTCCCTAGGAAGACAAGGACCACCATACCCTAAACCATAATTTAAGTATTTTCTACCAATTCGCGAGTCAGTTCCAACTGCAGAAAGAACTCCAATTACTTCATCACCACATCCTGACAGGTGAAGAACATCACCTAGCATGTTTGCATAACTGATTTTTGTAGTCAAATAACAATTAATTGCTATCTTTGTTATTTCTGCTGCTGTTGTAGACATGGTGCAAATGATTGCTCTTGAAGTTTGAATCTTTTGATACAAACTTCTAATATCTGAGATGATTTTTTCATCAGTATTATCCCAAGAATCAACTCCCAAAAGAACCATATCAGCATTGCGAAGGTCATTTACAATGGACCCCTGTGCTATGAATTCTGGATTGTAAAAAACTTTAATGTTATTTGGAAGTTGTTTTCTAAAATTATCACAATCACCAGGATTTACAGTACATCCAACTACAAAATATTTTCGACTGGTTATACTTTCTTCTTTGAAGTTTTCTACGATATTCCAAACAGATGAAATATCATAAGAACCATCCTCAAGAGAGGGTGTTGCAACTAAAGTATAAATTAGATCACACTCACGGATGACTTCTTTATTATCCGTGGTTGCTCTAAAATTTTTAGAAGACTTTAAAAGACTTTGAACCTCAGGTTCATTTGTTACTATTTCTCTATTGTTAAGATTCTGAACATAATCTTCTCTAATGTCAGAGACAATAACATCGTATCCAGCTTGTTCGCAAAGAAGAGCAAAGCAAATTCCAAGTCTTCCCGCACCGATTACTCCAATTTTCATAGTTTAAATGTAGGTATTGGTTCCATTTTATGTTTATTTTGGGCGTTGAATTTCTTAAGAATTTCTAGAGCAGGTCCAGTACCATACTCCATAGCTTCTTCTAGTTCTGCATAAGAAGCGCCAATTTGGTCTTCATCAGATCTACTATCCTCCCAAAGCCCGTCGGTTGGAGGAGCATCAATAATACGTTGGTCTACGCCAAGATATTTTCCCAGTTCCCATACTTCAGTCTTATAAAGATCTGCAATAGGGGCGATATCAACTCCACCGTCACCATATTTAGTATAAAATCCTACACCATAATCTTCAACTTTGTTTCCAGTACCAACAACAATACCACTTACAGAACCCGCAACTTGATATAGTGTAACCATGCGAATACGAGACTTTGTATTCGCATTTGCCAATTGATTTGAAACAAACTGAGAATTAATTGATTCGAAAGAATTTACGAGTTGGTCATATGTACTCGTTAAATCAATTCTAATCTTAGTAACATTATCATACTTATCTTCCAGTAAAGAACTATACTCATCAGACAAAGTATCATTCTTAGCACTAGAATGGAGTGGCATAGAAAGAACATAAGTTGGAAGACCGGTTTCTGCACAAAGAGTTGCTACAACAGCAGAATCAATTCCACCAGAAACTCCAACAACAAAAGACTTAATAGTTGGATATTCTATGGCATAATCACCCAACCACTTAACAATATCAGTCTTTACCTTATTATAATCAGTAATTCTATTCATGACTCATTGTAAATTTTATTGATCGTTTTTAAGAAGTTTTCAATAACACTATAATATGTTCCTTTAGATTTTGCAAACAACTTTCCTTGTTTTTGTTTTTCTAAACGTGCTTCTTCATTGTTTAGATAATACTCCACTTTTTTTTCCAAGTCAGTATAATCCGAAACATAAACTGCAACACCATCAGTTGCATCTACAGCCATTTCACAATCAGTTAAAACTACACAACCGTAAGCAATGCCCTCAAATACTCTTTCTGTAGGTAGACCATTTTTAATATTATCGTCGGAGTTAAACCCTAGACAAATTTTAGAACCTAGAAAAGCGTTTCGGATACGTTCAGATTCATCAAGAAATGGAGGCCAATAATGAATAAAGCAATTATATTTTTGTTCTAACTTACGAGACCATTCCTCCTTATAGTTGCATCCCGAAAATCCACAATCATACTCATCAGTTCTTTGGGATAGAATATAATCAATATCATTTGGATTAATACTGGCAGCAAAAGGAAGAGAAACATAATTTGGATGATTTACATATTCCCTGAAGTGCTCTCCAAAATATGAAAAATCAGGATCTCTATAATACTCTCCAGTAAAAATATACTTTTTGAATGGAAAGTCTTTTTCTTTATAGTGATTATTCAATACATTATGGAAAGTCCAAAAAATCCAAGTAGTTTTTTGAAACTTATTTGCCAAATAATCAAAGTAGTCCATCCAATTAGAACTTCTTTGATCATAAAAGTTATCACACATCAAGAATATTTGATCTTCAGAATCTTCGATTTCTTCAAAGTTTTTTAAATCATATGCTTCAAGACCATATAAAGAAAAACCATTCACAAATTTCATACTCATCAAATAGTGAGTACCCTTTGTCGGATACTCACTTGTATTAACAAGGTATATTTTTTTCATTATCAAGAAGAAGTTTTGGAGTCTTTTTTCAGAATTTGATTTTTAATCCAAGAATAAGTTTTAGCAATTCCATCTTCAAGTGCCTGAGAATAATCCCATCCCAGTTTTTCACGAATCAAATCATTATTTGAATTACGTCCACGAACTCCAAGAGGGGCATCTAAAATATGTTCTTTACCTACCACTTTATCAGCAACTTTGGCAGCAGTATCAACAAGTTGATTGATAGTTACCATTTCTTCAGAACCAATATTAACTGGTCCCATAAAATCACTATCCATCAATCTGCGGGTTGCTTCAATGCATTCATCAATATACAAGAAGGAACGAGTTTGTAGGCCATCTCCCCACACTTCGATGGTTCCACCTTCCTCAGGAAGATAGGCAACTTTACGGCAGATTGCTGCTGGCGCTTTTTCTCTACCTCCTTCCCAAGTTCCCTCTGGTCCAAAGATATTATGATACCTAGCAACCCGAACAGGGATCCTATAATTACGATTATAAGCGAAAAACAACCGCTCTGAGAACAACTTCTCCCAACCATATTCAGAATCTGGATTTGCGGGGTATGCTGAATCTTCACGGCAATCTGGATTATCTGGGTCTAATTGATTGTGTTCTGGATACATACAAGCAGAACTAGAGTAAAAAATCTTAGTTTTGTTTACTCCCTTAAAGTCATTCAACTGTCTCTGAGACTCAAGGACATTCAAATTAATACTTGCAGAATTATGCATAATGTCAGCATCATTCTCACCAGAAAAAACAAATCCTGCACCACCCATATCAGCAGCAAACTGATAGATTTCATCAAAAGTATCAATATATTGAGATGCTACAAAGTGATAGAAATTGCCGAGATATCCTTTAAACTGAAGCACTCTTTCCACAAAATTAGCGTCTCTCAAATCCCCCTGAACAAACTCATTTGCCTCAGAAATTGAAAATTCAGGATATTTAAGATCTACACCACGGACCCAATACCCTTCTGCCCGCAGTCTTTTTACCATGTGGCTTCCAATAAAACCACCAGCACCAAGAACAAGTGCTGTTTTCTTATAGTCACTCATAGATGAATAAATTACTCTTAGTATATATTATATAAAAAAAGGTGGGTTTATGCAACCCACCTTCGCAATTCAGGCTCGCCACCAATTCTTTGACTGGAAATTGGAAACCAGGCGGGAGAGAGTCCCATCCGCACCACTTGCTCTTGAGAGAAGCAAGAAACTCATAGGGGTCATTTTGACTCCACCACTTAGTTTTGTGAAACTAAGAAAATTTGGGTTAACTTTGATATCTCGGTAATACCAAAGAATGCACATAAGAATAGTACATCCCAAAGTTTAAGTTTAATAGCAAAGGGTACTGTGAGTAATCCTCCAACAACCTTTATCATTAAACCATATTTAAATTCTCCCCATAACATAGTTTGATAACCAATGATGAGGAGAATATTCCCAATCCACCGAAGCAAATCAGATTTAGACATAAGGGGTTTTGCTCCCGACCAGTGCTGTTAAAGTCCATCCGTGACTATTTACTCATCATCGTCTCTCACATAACAAGGGACCCTATCAGGGTCTAACCATTTCGCATATTCAATGTCTTCCATAGCAGTAGAACATTGTAGAACATTATCAAAAAGATAAATGTCATTCCAGCGTTTGGTGTATTCGTTTTGCTTTTGCATACGATAATCAGGTTTACCGTTGATTTCAAGAATACCAACTTCTACAAATCGATATCCTTCACGTTCTAAAAGGACTTTAGGAAGTCGTGTTGTCATGCAACCTCAACGGATTCAAGATCTGCAAGAACATATTCCATAAGCATTTCATAGTCATCAAGGGGATCACCAGAGAATACTACACCTTCATTCTCATAAAAACGACGAACCTTTTTGTAGAGTTTCGGATTCTTTACATCAAGATAGAAATCGCCGTTTGCTGCACCACGAAGGGTTTGAACGTCTTTCTTGAATTTTGCTGTGAGAGTCATTGTTTTGAATGTTGACCTTAGTATTATAAGGGTTTGACTTGGAGAAGTCAAGGTGGACAGATTTGTTTCTGTCCTATGCTCCTTGCGTGGATCGAACACGCCTCGGGCGAATTATGAGTTCGCTGCATTCACCAGATTGCTAAAGGAGCGATGGGAATACTGGGAGTTGAACCCAGACTAAGCCCTTATAAGGAGCCCGCTCTAACCATTAAGCTATACTCCCGTGGTAGGACTGCTGAGACTTGAACTCAGTTCACACCGTTATAAGCAGTGGGCCTTAACCCATAGGCGACAGTCCCATAAGACCAGATCTATTGTAGAGGACCTGGAACTCTTCGTCAAGAACCTTCTTCGTGGTCGGTATGTATTCGTATTACATCAGCATCCACTTTAGATTCTACTGCAAACTTTATGGTTTCGTTATATGGAACTATCACTGCGTTTCTTTCTCCATCAGTAATAATAAATGATTCGCCATTTTCTACTCTTTCTATTAGATTATCAAAATCTTCTTGAAACTCTTCGACTGTAAACTTTTGGAGATCTGAAAGTTCTGGATACATTTTCATAAAGTGAAGTTTTATGAGTCGGAATGACAGGATTCGAACCTGCGACATCTCGCTCCCAAAGCGAGTGCTCTACCAAACTGAGCTACATTCCGTTACTTGTTTTTGTGTATAAACATAATACCAGCAAATGGTATGATTGTCAACCCACATCCACATAAGAAAAGAAAGAAAGGACTTGCTGCTAGTGTCTCAACTAAGTGGAAAATCATCTTCCTCTCCAGTTCTTGTATTCATAGTACATGTATTGGTCCACTTCGTCAAGTCCTTGTAATGGTGCATTATCTGTTCTAGTAGACCATTCTTTGCAAAACTGTTTAATATCTATATTGTTTGCAATACCGTGTCCATACATTCTCACAAAAGCAGACATTGCAAAATTATACTTTTGCTTATTGGGGATATGCATTATTGAGTCCCCATACAATAAACAATCCAACAATACCAATGATAGTCATTGCTGTAAAAATTGTATTACTCATCTTCTTCGTCCTCGTAAGTTGATGGTTCTTCGAAGAGTTCATCCATTTTTTGTTGAAAAACTCTTTGATTTAATTTTTGCAAATCTTCTTCTGTAATTGATACCATTAGTTTAAAGTAATTTTAAGAAATGGAAGTAAAGGTGGAATAACCCCAACCAATCTCAAAAGTCCCTCAGCAAATAAAGCAAGAACCACCCAACCGACGCACATACTAATGATAG